TTGAGCGTTCTCAAAGGTGTTTCTGCTCACGAAGTTAGCCTCGGCACAACTTCCGGTATCGTAGACTTTGATACAGACGCTGACACCGCTGGTGTTGGTTCCTTTGTTGACGTAAACGCTGCTGGCCTTCATGGCGCTGCTGCAACTGGCTCTTCTGACGCACGTAAACTCTTTGACTCCACTGCAATGGGCGCTGCCCGTGGTGAGCGTTTGTTCCGTTCTATCGGTGCTGCATTCAAAGATTACGAACCAGATTTCATGTACATGGTTACTTCTCCTGAAGTTATGGCTGAAATGCGTGCTGCCAACTTGGTTGACGAAACAACTGTTACTGAAGGTAACATTGAGTTCACAACAATCTTTGGTGGTAAATTCCGCTTGATTATGACTCGTGCAAATCAAGGTAACTTGAGTGCCGAAGCTGAAGTGAATGCTCAGTCTACAAAGACTACTTTCATCATCAAGCCAGGTTCTGTAGCTTCTGCTGCTATGCCAATCCCAACACCTGTTGAAGTTGACCGTGCAGCGGCATCTTACATGGGTGGCGGTTCTACTAACGTTTGGTATCGCTGGGGCTACGCAATGCACCCAATGGGTTATGACTGGGCTGGCTCAACTACTGCCTTCTCAACTAACGCAACTATGGGCGCAGCCGCTTCGTATGCACGTAAAATGGACGCATTGAACTTGGGCATCCTGCCTATCTTCCACGCTTAATTATGATAAGAGAGTGAACTAATGGCACTTGTACTTAATACAAACAGTTATGTAGAAATAGCAGATGCTGATACATACTTTGAGACTCGTATTGACAGTGCCGAATGGACTTCTGCTACAGACGAGATCAAGGAGCAAGCTCTGGTTACTGCTAGTCAATTAGTAGATAATCATGCTTGGATTGGGTCTGCTGTTAGTTCCTCTCAGGCTTTAGCTTGGCCTCGTAAAAATGCTATCTATAATGATGATCGTTTAGGTCTTCAAGTTACAATAGCAGAAAACGAAGTGCCAAGTCGTGTTAAAACCGCTGTCTATGAACAAGCATTACATTTAGTAAATAATGAGGATCTACTGGCAGGTACTACTCAAACTTTTGAGAGTATCTCCGTAGGTTCCATTAGCCTTACTGATAGTAATAGCGATGTCACTAGAACCTCTATTTCCCCCTCTGTAGTTATGAAGCCGATTAGGCCCTTAATCCGCAGAGGCACTTCCGGGCCAGGCTCGGGGTGGTGGAGGGCAAATTAATGTCACTAAACGCTAAAATTCGTGCTGCTGTAGATAAAGCTTTTACAGCTGTAGGGGATTTAGTTGTTACTGGAACGCTTTCTTCTCGGAAGGTTTCTAACTATGATTTTGCTAGTCGGGACGTAGTTTCCTCTGCCTCAACCTCTTCTGTAGAGGTTATTATACAGTCTACCAAAAAACCTTCTGGTGATGGGTTTACTGTAGAGGCACTCATGAAATTCGGACCAGACTTATCGGTTTACGATACTTTGACTGTAGGCACCGATGTCTACAATATTGCAGATTACTCTGATAATGGTTTCACAGTAACCGCAATACTTGTTAAGGAGAGATCGTAATGTTTGATGATGTATTAGCTGACATAGAACAAGTATTTGGTGGAGCAACGTGGAATGCTAATAGCATACCCACATTCCCTACAAACTACCAAGGTAGTATAGGTTCAAATGTTCAGGAGTTTATTCGACTGAATGTTCTACCAAGTTCAAGTTACAACTATGCCTACGATGACAAAAAAAGGATAGACGGTTTAATTGCAGTAAAGATGTTTGTAAAAGCAGGTGGAGGTCAAGGGCGACTCATGGCTATCTCTGACTTACTAGACATTGTACTTCAAAACAAAACACTGCCCAACGGCACAAGCCTTGGAACATCATACTTAACAATGGAAGGGTTGGACCCTTCTAACAATTCGCTTTATAGCGCATCCTACTTTATTCCATTTACCAAATACGGAGAATAACAAATGGCACATATTTCATCACTAGGCGCAGGTATTTTTACTTACCTTGACGTCTTTAAAGGGACTATTCCTGCTGGAACGGATACCTCTGCCGAATACGCAGCGCTGTATGCCAGCGGGACACCGGGTACAGATGTACTGCGGATGCCTTCTGTTCGGGAATTCCCTTCAATCGGTACTCCTGCAAACATCGTAAACGTTCCTGTTTATGGTCAGAAGACATCGTCACAGGTTCAAGGTCAGGCTGACGCCCCAAGCCTTGAAATTACAGTAAACTACGTTGCGGAAGATATGCAAGCTTTCCACTCTTTGATTGACGGGGATCCAAAAGTATTCCGCTTCATGATGGCAGCAACACCAGTTACTGAAGCTGAGGCTACAGGTCAGGCAACTCTTGCAATTGACAATACTGAGTTTTACTTTACAGGTAAAGTAGAAGCTATCTTGGTTAACCCAGCTTTGACAGACGCAACAACCGCAACTATCACTTTGTCAGCTCAAACTGACTTTGTTGGCCCAGCAACTCTTGCTGCAGCCTAAGATAACTAGGGGGTTCCTTCGGGAGCCTCCTACCTCTAAAGAAACATTAGAATGGATAAACCCTTTAGCAAATCATTCGTAATGCGTACTACTTTTCGCCACATGCGGCGTAGTGTTGATATTAGTATTAGAAAGAGTTTTGAACGATTCCAAGACTTTGATCAGGACACCAAAGCTGGTCAAGAAATCATGGAAACACTCTCAGTATTGCA